GTCTCCATCGACAGGGCGCGCTGCCTAACAGGGGGCGCCGTCCTCGGCGCTGCGCGCCTGCGGGCGGCGCCGGATCCCAGGTCGGAGGCCGGATCCCAGGTCGGAGATCTGATCGGCGGGCGGTCATCGAGATCGCGGACGGTGGGATGGCGCGGTCCTTCCTGGATCGGGATCAGCGGGACCAGACAATAGCCGAGCTCGGTGGTGCTGGGCATCGGGTCAGCTCACCGACAGCGTGTCGGCTTCCCAGTACCAGACGCGGAGCTTCACCGAGCCACCGCTCGGCGTGTTGTCCGCGCCGCCCGACAGCACCAGCTGCGCGTTCGCGGCAGAGCCGCTGACGGTCAGGTCGACGCCATCGGGGTCCACCTTCTTCAGCGCCGTCCCCGAGGTGAACGCCGAGATGGTACCCATGTCCTGGGTGTTGCCGCCCGTGAAGGACAGGGTTCCGGTGGTGCTGTTGACGTCCGCGATGTCGGACACGACCACGAAGGAGAACCCGTGGATGGTCGCGCCATCGGGGATGCCCAACGTGAGCGCCGTGGTGGCGTCGCCGGTGTCGACGTCGGCGGAGACCTCGATGGACTTAAGATGGAGCCCGTCCATCTCGAACTCGAAGCAGCCAAGGGTGGCGCCTCGTCGGAACTGCGGCATGGGTTGCCTCACGTGTGTGAGCGGGCCTTCATCAGCCCGCGGCACCCGGACCTACCGGTCAGTCCTCGAGAGTCACCGACTCGACCGGCGAGGGGGCCCCGGCGCCGAGCTCCTCGAGTGCCTTGTCGATGGCCTCGATGTTCGCCTCGTGGATGCGGGCAACGGTGCTGAACTTCGCGTGGTCCTTCGTACGCGTCAGGGTGTCCTGCAGCGAGTCGAACTCGCGAGCGCGCAGGGCCCGAAGCGGCTCCGCGCGTCGAGGGGGGAGGACCTCCTTGTCGAAGAGGCTGTCCATCCACTCGCACCGCGCCGCATGGTCGACCTCGACCGTGGTGCGGCCCGGGTACGGCGTCTCGAAGACCTCGATGTGGGCGTACCCGCGCTTGACCTGGGGGCGGCGCAGGTACGACTGACCACCCGGTCCCTCGCGGTGGGGGATGATGGTCCACCCCTTGTCCTGCAGCATGCCGGACATCCCGCGCCAACGCAGGGTGCCATCCTTGTCCTGCGTCGTGTTGTTGACGCCTGGCTCGATCGGGACCCTTCGGAGCTGCGGGAACACCCGACCGTCGCGCACGGTCCACCGGTGCGGGTGGTACGCCAGCACGAAAGGGGCGTTCGCGTGCAGGTTCGGCAGGTGGACGGAGGCGCGCTCCGGGTCGAGGTCGATGTTGACCGCCTCGGTCGCCGCAGCACCGAAGTTGTCGACGGGGTTTCCAGCTGCCTTCTTCTTGGCTCTGGGCATGGGTGTCCTCTACATGGGCCCCCGCTGCGAAGGCGGAGGACAGTGCGCACGGACCTACCGGACAGACCAGTCGGGAGGACGTCAGCAGGGGCCGGTGTAGGTCGGCGGGGTTGGCCCCCGCCGAGGCGGCATCACTGGTCGGTGATGATGCCGACGCCAGCGCCGTCCAGGACCTCGGTCACGCCCAGGTAGAGCTGACCGACCCAGTCCGTGGTGCCGGCAGCGGCGTCGCGGTCGCGCTCGAAGAGCAGCTTCCCGTACTTGACCTGGTTGTTCGGGTCGTCGAGCGGAGCCGAACCCGCGCCCCAGGCGATGGCACCGGCGCCAGCCATGAAGCCCTGACGGTTGCCACCGGACGCCGGGACCCGGGTCGACGTGAAGATGTCGACGCCCGCGAGCGTGCCCTTGTAGCCGTTGCCGACGATGCGCATGAGCTCGGCCGACGCCGGGTTCCACTGGATGGCGCCACCGCCGTTCAGGTTCAGGTCGATGATGAGGTCGGTGAACTGCTGCGTGTGGAGCAGCGCGAAGTAGCGACCCTCGACGTCGTTGTTCTCCAAGGCGCCCTTGGCGTCCAAGAAGTTGCGGGCCGTCATGTCCAGGCCCGACGAACCCACCGTGGTGGTGAAGCCGCCGCCGAGGTTGGCGATGAGGTCGACCAGCGTCTCCGAGGCGGACCGGACCATCGACTCGCCGAAGCGCTGGAAGTTGATGGTCCCCGTCGAGTCGGTCATCCGCGCCAGGTCGGTGGGGGAGTACCGGAGCGCGCGACGCGTCACGGTGACCGTGCTGCTGCCGTCGGTGAAGTCGGTGGCGGCCACGGTGGCGCCGTCGGTGACACTCCCGAAGATGTTGTAGCCGTCGAGTCCGACGTGCCCGATCTTGAGCACGTTCGACCCACGGGTCTCGATGTCGCCTGCGTAGATGAGGGACGGGTGGCGGAGGAGGGTCTCGCCGGTCCGCGGCGCGAGCAGGCGGACCACGATCCCGGACATGACCTCGGCGGTCTTCAGGTCCGTAAGGGCGCTATACGAAAAGGCCATGATGGCACTCGCTGGATGCGAGCTCGCCAACCTGGGAGGAATGTGGGGCGCCCGTTCGTGATGCGCTCGGCGGCAGCGAGAGCCCCAGGGAGGTCGGCTCTGGTTTCACACCCCGACCTACCGGGTCACATCGAGGCGACGAGCGCGTCGAACTTCTTCCAGTCGCCGGTGCGCTGCGCTTCGAGACGCGCCGCCCGCAACGCGTCGGCTGTGACCTCGTTGTTGGAGCCGCTGGGACCGCCTCCTGAGCCCTTGTCGGGCGTCCTCGGCTCTGGGTCGGCTTCTGCTCCGGAGCGCCCAGGAACGGCGCCAGGAGCCTCGGAGGGGCCGTCTTGCCCTCTCCCTCGCCGAACCCATCGAGCCACGCCGCGATGCCACCCTCGGGCCGGTCCGCCTCGGGGACCTTGGCGTAGAGCATCCGCGCGGCGTCCTGGGCGTCCTCGTCGGTCAGGCCAGCGCCGAAGAGCGCCTTGTCCTCGGCGCGAGCGGCGCGCTCGGCGTCCAGCTGCGCCTGCAGGTCCGAGGTGCGCTCGGTGACTTGCGCCTCGAGCCTGGTGTCGAAATCGCGCTTCAGCGCCATGTGCTTGCCGTACACCTCCTCGAAGCGGTCCATCGGGATGACGTTGGGGCGACGCTCGCCGCCGGTGCCGCCCCCCTCTCCGGTGCCGCTGCCCTCTCCGGTGCCGTTGCCGTCTGCCATGGTCAGTCCTCTCGGTTGTCGCCGCTGTTCTGGCGATGGGGGTACTTGACGAGCCCGGCGGCATGGAGCCGCTCTTGGGCCTCGTCCTCGGTGATGGCGCCGCGATCGAGGAGCCAGTCGAACTCTTCGCGCAGCGCCTTGCGCTCCTCAGCGGAGAGCGGAAGCGCCTGGTACGTCAGGTCGTACCCGGACTCGGGAAGGGTGGTTCCGGCCTGGCGGTTGACCATCTTCGCGACCATCGCCAGAAGGTGGCGGTCGGAGAGCTGGAACACCGGCTCGTACTCGCGGGACGCCTCGCGCTTGGCCTCGTTGGAGATCATCAGCGCGTACCCGCTGCGTGGGTCGCCGGACATGCGCTGGATGTCGGAGGCCGAGATCTTGGCGAAGGTCGCGACGCGCCGCTCGTAGCTCCGGACAGCATCGGAGAGCTCCTGGACGGAGACCCCGGCGCCCCACTGGCCAACCACAGGCGTCCCCTCGAAGCCCTCGGCCACCTCGATGAGGATGACGTTGCTTGGGTCCGCCTCGACCACGTGGAGGCCGTCCTCGCGCGTGCTGCCCCGGACGTCGCCACCGACCACGTAGCGCTGCGCGAAGGCCGCTCGTAGCAGCGAATGGCCGAGGTAGGAGAGGTACACCGATGCCGTCAACGTGCCTTCGACGACCTCGCGCCCGTAGAACGGGTCGAAGACCTGGCCCGTCCGGTCCGCGTGGTAGACGACATAGGGCAGGTACGGCCGGTTGTTGGCATCCCGGTACGGGTAGCTGTCGCCGGACATGGAGCCACCGGCGAAGGCGACGGTGAGGTCGTCGTCGTCCGAGTCGCGCCGGATGACGTAGGTCGGCGCTTCGGGGTCGCGGATGTCGAGCTCGTCCCAGAACCAGCCCGCCTGTCCGGTGGTCGGGTCGGTGCGCCACCGGACTTCCCGGATGCGGAGCGGTACCTCGGGCCGGCTCGGGTCGGCGTCGACGAGAACCATGTCGGGCGTCACGGGGCGGAGTGCGACGACGGGCTCGTCGTCGACCATGACCACGTTGGGCCGCAGGAGCATCTCGCGCAGGCCGATGGTGTTGCGCTGGAGCCGCTGCATGAGCGACTCCCAGCCTTCGAGGAGGCCCGCAACGGCCTGCGCAGCGGCCTCGTCCTCGGCGTGGGAGACCACCGGGCGTCGGCTGTAGATGACCGCGAGCTGGCCACAGACCGATGCCAGGACGTTGCTGGACATGTCCACGGTCTTCCAGGCCTGGGCGCGCTTGGTGCCCGCCTGCTCCTTGACCGCGTAGCGGATGTCCTGCTCCCACTCCCCTTCGAGGATGCGGCGACGCAGACCGGTGTGGCGCCACCGCTTCTGGTCCCAGGCGTTCTCTGGGAGGGGCTTGGACTGCATCATGCGGGAGGCCTTGGGCGGGTTCGGCCTGACCTACCGGCCCTTCTTCGCCAGCCTCCGCGCGCGTGCGAACTGCTCCCTGGACGGCTTGCGGTACCCCTTGATGTAGCCGTTGAGCGCGTATCGAGCGGCATCGGGCATGTGCTTCCACTCGCTCGTCTTGCTCCCGTCGTACTTGCGGACGCACTCGCGGAACACGTTGCAGTCGGTGTGGACGAAGAAGGCGCGAGCCAGCATGGCCTTGTCGAGCCACCTCTCTCCTCGGCGGAGGGAGCCCTTGCCGGCCAGCTTGCCCTGCTTCGCGGGAACGATGCGGGGTTCGAGGTCGCGCGCCTCGCGGAGGTGGCCATAGCGGTCGGGGTCCCGGCGCCGCAGCTCGCGGATGATGGCCTCCTCGAGCGCCACGTTCTCCTTCCGGTCCTTCCGGCCGCTCGTCGGGTTGTCGCCGTAGGCCGCTGCCAGGTCGGACCATTCGAGGCTGTTCCGGTCGAGCAGCGCGAGGACGTCCATGGCGTCCTGCTGCACCGTCGTGGTGGTCTCGCTCAGGTGGTCGTCGATGCCGTACGCGACGAATGACTCCGCTGCCAAGGAGATGGCGGTCTCGTCGACACCAGCGAGGAAGAAGGCTTGGTTCTGGCCGGTCTCACCGTGGTCGATGCCCAGGACGAACCGGAGCTCCTTGTCGGGCAGCTCGGAGACGACGTTGGACTCGTCGGAGCCGACGTCGTCCACGAAGTTCGCGAAGCGCCGACCGCCTTCTCGGAGGTCCCACTCGCCATCGAGGCGGGGACCGCGCTCCCACCGGGGCTCTCGCTCGCGCTCCTCCTCGACCCACTTGGGTGTGCACAGCTCGCCGGACTTGCGGCGGATCGGCCGCTTCTTGCCGACCGGGATGAAGTTCTCCGGCGTCATGCGGAAGTGCAGGTCTTCCACCGCTCCGCGCTCGCACTCCTCCCGCAACCACTCGGTGGGTGCGCCGATCGGGGTGAGCGTCAACAGCAGCGGCCCACCGGTCTCCATGAGGCGCTTGCGGACCTCGAGGTACACCTGGTGGGTCTGCGGTGGCTCGTCGAAGAGGACCCCGTCGAGGGTCGCGCTGGACAGGTTCAGCGCCTTCTGGCCGGTGGTCTTGAAGCGGATGACGGAGCCGTTGTTGAACTTCACGACGGGCGCGTTCGCTCCGAATCCCCAGCGCGACTCATACGTCGTCGAAGGGTGAAGCTCGGCTTTCGGCAGGAGGGCCCACAGCTTCGTCTGGAGCGAGATGCTCTGCGAGAAGCTCGCGCAGACAATCCACCACTCGACCGGTGGTTCCGGGACCGGCTTTCCGAGCACGTGCTCGCCGATGCAGCGGCCGACGACCTCGGCCAAGCCTGCCGTACTCTTGCCGAAATACTGGTTGCCGCAACGGAGCAGGACCGCCCTTCGCCCAGGCGAGGGTTGCCAGCTCAAGAACGCATGTTGAGCTGGCAACCATGAGAATCGCGCCAGAGGCTTCGCGTGGCTCGCGACGCTACGCGCCCGGGCTGCCTTGGCGGCCAGTGCGAGACCCGTAAGGCCCATCCGGCCACCTCACCGGTCCAGGGCTTCCCGCGCCTGGCGGAGCTCGTCGAAGTGCGCGGAGACCCGGCCGAGGAGCGCGTGGACGTCGCCGGTCATGGGCGGGTGCGTGCCGTCTTCGCCGTCGATGACGGGGCCGTCGCCGATGCCGCGGAGGAGGTCTTCCAGCGCGCCGCGGACCGCCTCCGCCTCCCCGTAGGCGCTTCGTGGGTATTCGCGGTGCGCGCCGGTCGTGGTCTCCAGAGGCTTCTCCGGGTCCAGGCCGAAGCTGACGGTGATGGTCTCGCCAGTGGCTTGGAGCAGATGGTCGCCAAGCCGCTGGGCTGCCTGCTCGATCTCCGTCAGGACCGCATCGCGCGTCCCGTTGAGCTCGACCTTGATGAACCCCGTGACGGGGTCAGGCCGCACGACGGCCTCGTTGTTGTCCATGGTCTGTGTCCTCTGCCAGCTCCGTGCCGGCATTGGGACCTACCTGTCGGGCCTCGTCAGGCGCGCAGCCGCACCAGGTTCTCGGCGTCCACGAAGTCCTCGGCGTCGTCTCGTGCGAGGAGCGCCTCGTAGATGCGCCCAGCGTCGCCGGTGGAGAGCTCAACCTCGTCCGCGACCACTGCCAGGACCGCGGTGATCATGTCGTCGGTGGACACGTTGGCCATCTCTTCGCGGAGGGTCTCGGCCTTCGCATGCTCGAGCACGATCTCGTGGGCGTTGGCTGCGGCCTCGAGCTTCGATGCCGCGGTGGCGGAGCCGTGGTCCCACTGCACCTTCGCCAGCGCGCGGAGCCGCTTGACGGGGTCGCGCTTGGCGTGGGCCCGCTTCGTCTTGACGAGGACGTTGCGTTCCTGACGCAGCAGGCGCAGCTGCTTCATGATGTCCACGAACACCCGGAGCGCCTTCTCGTCGCTGGAGTCCTTCAGCTTGTCCCGGGCGCCTTCGAGCACCGAGATCTCACCGTCGAGCTCGACCAGCCGGTCAGACATGGGCGTCTCGCCGGTTGAAGTCGTCGGAGATGACGAAGTCGACCAGTGCCCGGACGCGGTCCACGGTGTGCCCGGACGCCGGCATCACCCTCGCGACGTCGTCGCGCTCGATGAGCCCGAGGAGGCTGTCGATCGTCACGATGTGGCAGAGCCGCAGGTGGGCGAGGCGCTCAGCGTAGTGAAGCCGTTCGAGCAGTGTGAGCGGCGCGTCGTCGTCGCGCGCCGCGTCTGCCTGCTCGGCCTCGGCGAGCGCGTGATCGAGGAGCGCCCTGCTCAGGCGGTCGAGGTTGCGGGCCAGGTCGCGGAGCTGCTTCGGGTTGAGCGGGACGGGCGGGGGAGTCGCGGCCCGCCACGCTTCGGCCACGCCTTCGTTTGCGGCGTCCACGATCTCGCGCAACGCATCTGCAGTCTCGTTCGTGTCCATGGGGTTGTCCTCCTCGGCGACGGTGCCGGGCAGACCGACCTACCGCTGGCGTTGGGGGACCTCGCATGAGCCCGTGTTTCTGAACCCTGCGTGTGTGTGGGTGGAGAATGACCTTCAACCTGAACTATCGGCGATCACACTGCACCGTCACCAGTCCATCGTCTCCCATGCCCACGGGTCGCGGTGGTCGAGGTGCCAGTCGGAGCGACGGGGAGGCGGTGACACGATGCGCATGGGTCCGCGCCAGTCGTCGTAGGCCCAGACCCGCATGCCGTTGAGCAGGCCTTGGTAGCCCTCGGAGTCCTGCTCTCCCGTCAGCTCGACGTACTGCACTCGGCTCATCCACAGGTCCGCTTCTCCGTCGCCGAGGTGGACGTCCTCCAGCGCCTCCCTGGTGACCACCAGCGTGGTGCGCTGCCGAGCATCGGCCCATGCCCGTGCCATCGCCTCGGCCTTGCGATCGCCCGCTCGGGAGGCCCATGCCACGAAGGCAGCGAGGGCAACGAACGCGAGGCCGAGGACCATCACGCCAGCTTCTCGAAGCAGCTGCGGTGGCGCTCGATGATCTCGGGCAGGCGCAGACGAAGCCCACGCCGAAGAACGGCTTCGCGCAGGAAGGCGCCTCGGTGGAGCTGGATGCACTCCGGCAAGCGCTCCAACAGGCTCTCGGTGACGAAACGCGGCGGACCCTGCCAGTCCGGCGACGTCCACAGCTCGATGCGCCCATCGAGGCTGCCATGGAAGCCACTGCCGACGTTGGGTCGCCTGCCGAACATCTGCTCGAACTGGTCGGGGTGCATCCAGGCCTCCCCTTCGCCATCGGGGCAAGCCTCGTGGAGGTCCTGCAGCGAGTGCACGATCGTGTCCATCAGCTCTCCTTGCGCTTCGATGCGCCGTTGCGGGGTCTCGCGCCCCATGTGGTTGCCTGTCGCTCTGCGGCTCTCGCCAGTCCGTCCGGGTCCGCGGCCACCATGGGCTGCGTCTGCGCCTCGAGGAGATGCAGCAGGCGACTCCGACAGAGCCGGTAGACCCACCCCCCGAGGCTGGACCGGTGCGGCTGGAAGAAGCTGTTCCGCGTGGTCTGCAGGTGGAGCGCTCGCGCGTACATCTCCGACACCAGGTCATCTCGGTCGAGGCCTCGGACCCGCTCGACCTCGCGGCACAGCCCGTGGAGCTGGCCGAGCCTCTCCTGGATGGTTGTCACGAGTTGTCGCGCCGAGACGTCTTGAAGGGTTCCTGCCCCGATGTGGTCGGATGCGTGTTCAGCACTTTCGCCGATATCGGTGGTTCCATCGTTGGGGGTGGATAGAACGCCGGTAATCAGCCAGTGCACCGTTGCCAGAGGCATGCTCCAGCGCGCCGCGAGGGCCCGCATGGATGGCCTCTTCCCGCCGAACGCCTCGAGGTCGCGCCACAACGCGAGCTCGGCGACGGCTTCGACGTGGAACCACCGGCCGCCTCGGGTCTCGGCCTCGCGGACCAGGCGGTCGAGTTCGGCAGCAGGAAGCGCCACCTGGATGAGCTGGTCAGGCATCGTCGTCCTCCCAGAACACCGGGATGATCTCGGGAGGGTCTCCGTCCTCGTGCTCCTCGTAGAAGTCTCGGAGTTCGAAGGCGCCGTATCGCTTGGCCCTTGCCGGGTCGTCGCGAAGCTCTCGGTAGACCATCCGCGCCGTGTCCTCTACGGCGAAGTTGCTGTTGGGCTGAAACACCAGGATCTTCCCGTACTCCTCGGAGTCACGCTCGTAGATGATCACCTTGCTCTTCGACGGCTTGGGCCCGATGCCGTCGAGGTAGGCGCACCGGAAGGCGCGACAGCTCTGGGGTCGGCTGCTGTAGATCTTGCAGCCGAGCGCTGACTGGCTCTTGCACCGCGTTCGTGTCTTCGAGTCAGCCAAGCCGAAGCGGCCGCAGCACTCCGTGCACAGGTCACACGCTCTCGTCATCTCGCACCTCTCCAGTGCCCGGCGTTGCCGAGCGGGGTTGCTCAACTGGTGTCCACCCCCCGCGCCACCACCGATTTCCGGCGAAAGTGACGCTTCTAGGGGGTTCGGGACGTGTCCACCAAAATCCGCGGTAGAGAGGGGCTCTAGAGAGAGGCCCTCGAAGAGAAAAGAAGCGGTGACGCCGCCGGTGTCGCTCGCTCTCTTCTTCCACCGCCGTCTCTACACGACTACAGACGTAGGTGGACATGGTGGACATACATATAGAAAGGGCCCTTTTCCAAGCTTCCAAGGTCATTTCTGATGTCCACCCCACGCGTCCACCTGGTGTCCACCTTGGTGGGCCTCGTCGAACGCGCTCTTCTTGATGCAGATCAGCGGCACACTGTCTGTCGTGCCCATCTTGCGGGCCCGCTTCTTGTGCTTTGCAGACTTGTGGGTGGTGAACCGGCGCCGGCATAGGTCCGTCCAGACGGCGTCGGCGTCGAACCCGGCATCGGTGAGGACCCTCCGGAGCGTCTGCTCCGTGAACGCGATGCTGTCCCACTTCGATCCGGGCTTCCACGCCCCAGCCCAGCCGTGAGCGGGCTCGTCCTTCCAGCGGTTGTCGCTGTCCTTGTGCCTCTCCCAGAACTTGCGCTCGTTGGCAGCAGCCCAGGCATAGAGCACCTGCAGCGCCGGCAGGGTCCGGTCCACGTTGTCGCCCGCCTCGATGGCGGAGTGCAGCATGGGCTCCAGCGCGGCACCAATGCCGCCCACGGGCTCTGGCATGCCCAGTTCATGCACCAGGTACGCAGCGACGCTCAGGAGCGCGAGAGGGCCCTCCAGACGCCCGTGAGCGCCACCCTCGGGCAGCATGGCCCGCACGTGGCCGGACACGTTCTCGAAGTGTCTGGTCCCGCTGATCCCGATCCAGGAAGGACCGCGCCATCCCACCGTCCGCGATCTCGATGACCGCCCGCCGATCAGATCTCCGACCTGGGATCCGGCGC